CGAATAAGCTTATTCTTGACCAAATCAATAGAAATGCAAAGCTCAAGAACAAGCTTGAAAGTACCGAAAAGTTCCAAGAACTTGAGGATTCCATAAACGCCATTCAAGGAGATAATGTATGAACCGAGTGAAAGTTATAGCCTGGTTAACAGGTTGTTCTATCGCTGCTTATTCTGCCTTTTGCACAGCACTTGTGTCTTGGGTCGGAATGGGCTCTATCATTTCAATTCACTTAGTAGGGTAAACCATGAACATATTTTATTTGAATCGTGACCCTATCGAATGTGCTTTACAACATTGTGATAAGCACGTGGTAAAAATGATTATAGAATATGCTCAACTCATGTCAACAGCTCACCGTGTATTAGATGGTGAGCTGTTTTTTGACAAAGCTAAGAATGGTCGTAAGTTAAGAAGATTTAGATTACCTGATGATAGAGATTCAATACTCATGTTATCAGTACACGAAAACCACCCATCTAATATATGGTTAAGAAAAGCCGATGCCAATTATAATTGGTTGTGGGAAATGTGGTATCATTTAAACAAAGAATATACATACAGATATGGTAAAACTCATGCCTGTTATAGATTGGTCAATAATCTAAAAGAAACACCAATGAACATACCAAAAGGTAGTTTTACGCCACCAACACCAGCGATGCCTGAAGAATGTAAAATTGCCGGTGATTCTCTAGGGTCGTATCATAAGTATTATATAGAGAAGAAAAATTATTTCGCCAAATGGACTGATAGACAAATTCCAACTTGGTATACTGAGGGACTAAATAACTACAATGCCAACATTTCAATTTCTTAACAATGATACCGGTGAGTTTTTTGAAGATTTTTTGACAAACTCCAAAAGAGAGGACTTACTTGCTAAGAATCCTCACATACAACAAATACCAACTCCATTCGCAATTACTTCTATGGAAGGTAGTTATCACGGAAAAACTGATGACTCTTGGAAAGAGGTATTATCAAAGGTTGCAGAAGCACACCCTGAGTCTACAGTCGGCCAAAGATATGGTCGAAAAGATATAAAACAATCGAAAACATCAAATATACTCCAGAAATGGAGAAACTCTTGAATTTCTATATTATGCAATCACCAATTAAAGGAGAGTTCATGTATAGACGTTCAATGCAAATCGAGATGCGACACGAAAAAATTTACAATAAACCTAAAAAAGATGTAAAGATGGTAGAAGTCAAAGAAGATTTTTGGAGTCCAGAAAATATTGCAAAGAACCGAGCGGCATATGAAAGAGAATGGTATCCTTGGAAAGCTGAAGGAAAAACTAGACAAGAGTGGTTATCTGAGGGCTGGAAAAAACAATATAAAGATGGATGTGGACTCAAGAATCCATGGGAAGAAGAGGCGGCTTGATATAGATGGGATTTTATAAGCATCAAATTAGTGAATTAGATTTTGATTTAAAAACAAAAACAACAGAGGATGGCAGGCGTTACTTAACACCAAGTGGTGACGCTTATCCATCTGTTACAACAATTCTATCTCAATATAATAAAAAGGCCATAATGGAATGGCGTGAAAGAGTTGGTGCTGAAGAAGCAAATAAAATATCAAGACTTGCAGCCAATCGTGGTACAAAAGTACATTCATTATGTGAACATTATCTACTTAATGATTTATCAGATTTAAAAATAAAATCTTTGATGCCTGATGTAAAGCAAATGTTCAATAGTATCAAACCAATAATGGATGAAAAAATTAGTGTAGTGTATGCCTTAGAACAAGCATTATATTCTAATACTATGAAACTGGCAGGTAGAGTAGATTGTATTGCAAAATGGGATGGTGCAACCTCTATTATAGATTTTAAAACATCCAGTAAACCAAAAAAAGAAGAGTGGATACAAAACTACTTTATGCAATGTACCGCATACGCCTTGATGCTTGAAGAGTTAACTAATGTACAGATAAATGAAATTGTGGTTTTAATTGCTGTTTATGATGATGAACCACAAGTATTTGTAAAAGAAAAAGAAGAGTTTATACAGCCTTTATGGCAATACATAGACAAATATTGGGAGAGTCATTGACTTTTCGTGAACCGAGATGTATAATAATATTATGATAACAAGTGAGGTAAATTATGCCAATCATTACAGAAGAAGTAAAAGAACAGGTTGAACAGGTTGTGACTCAAGCAACTGAAGCGGTTTCATCAGTTCAACCTATATTAAATTGGGAAAACAAAGCTGAAATTATGGTCTTTATGGCTGTAATTGTAGGTCTATGGCTTTTTTCAAAAGTAACAGCTTGGGCATTGAAATTATGTGCAGGTATATTCTTACTTGCTGGCTCATTCATAATCATTTTTAATTAGGAGAAATATATGCCAACCATCAGAGTTGAATACACAGAGCACGATACAAACGAACACATAACTATTGATAGAGAAATTTCGGATCCATCAGAGATGGATAAAACTTTTGAGGACATCAAAAATATTGTGAACGGTTCTTCCACAGGAAGTTTATATGAGGGTTTTGAAGATCCTCAACAAACTTTTGAATTTACTGATGATACACCATTGTATTATAGTAGTTCAGCCGAACCAACCCCTTTTGAAAGAGTTGTTGCTGACCAAGTCGCATGGAATGAAAAAACAAAAGAGAATGGTCCTACATGGCCTTTTCCATATGATAGACCATCTGAGAGTAAACTATCAGAAGATATTGATGTTTCAGATAGACCCGCTCAACAAACTCTTAGAGTTGACTCTGATGAGGACAATAATTTTTATTATAATGGGGCTTAATCATGGCTACAAAAGATGAGATGAAAAAATTTGCTATTGCAATTGAAGGTTTAGTTGCAAACACCGACTACACTTATCTTGAAGCTATCGTTGAGTATTGTAAAAAAACTGAACTAGAAATTGAGGTTGCAGCTTCGTTAATCAACGCAAATCTAAAATCAAAAATTGAATTGCAAGCAAGTGACCTTAATCTTCTTAAAACTAAAAATTCAAAATTACCAATATGACTGGATATGAAACTTTTGCATTATACAATTCACTCAAGTTGCATTTTACAAAAGATAGTTTTGATTTTTTTAAGTATGGTGGTAAATCTAGGATATCAGTAAATGCCTTTGAGAATAGAAAAGACAAATGGCATTTTTACAAGATTTCAAGAAAGTATACTAAGAGAGATGAACTAATATTTTTCTTAGTATCTAATTTTTTAGAAAATGATAATATTTGGGCTGGTGAATTATTAGAAGAGAAGTGCCATAGGGTGCATCTAAATAGGCAGAGGGTTATTCAATCTCTCTCTTATACTTTTAAAAATGATTGTTTAAATTTATTTGAGGGCATACAAAATCCTAATGATGTAATTAAAACATCTGGTGAATACCCAATACTACTAAAAAAGGCATTACAAAAGGAGGTAGAGATTGAAACTCTTTGTATATTAAATAATATACTCAAGTTTTTTGGTATGTGGAACCGTAAGATATCCGATACAATACGTTGGCCAGACTATTTCAAAAAGATAAGCAAGTATGCCCCATTTTTAAAGTATAATGTGTTACCTTATAGAATGACATTAAAAGAGGTTATAAATAAACAAGATGAAAAACTTAAAGACACTATATAACGAATCTAGCTTAAGCAGGGTACATTCACATACTCAAGGTAGAAATGTCGGCATGATTACTGCCCATCGTGGTGAGTTTGACGCTTCTGAAAACAAGAAGAGGAACAAATCACTAGAGAAAGATATTCGTAAGGCCGGTCATGGTTTTATACGAGTAAAGGGTCGTTATATAGAGAATCATGGTACACCACAGGCAAGACCAGTTGATGAACATTCTTATCTAGTTGTTGGTAAGAAAGGTAAAGATGGTGGTGCATTAAAAGGTTTTCTCAAGAAACATGGTGAGAAATACGGACAAGATTCTGTATTACACAAATCACATGATTCTAATGAAGCACATTTACATGGTACCAAAGAAGGTGGTTATCCAGGTAAAGGTAAGAAAGAAAGTGTAGGAACTTTTCATCCAAACCGTGCAGGTGAGTTTCACACGGCTATGAAAGGTAAAAGAACATTTGCATTTGAAGAGGTAAGTTTTACAACACCTGTAACATTCTCTTCAAGGCAAGAAGCAGAATTTTAGTTGACAACTAAAATAAATTATATTATGATATGTAAGTGGACAAGACGTTTATATTCCGTTAATACTCCGTTTATACGAAAGGAACATTATGAGTAGTTTCGCAAACCTCAAGAGAGATCGCAACTCTTTGTCTAAACTAAACAAAGCGATAGAGTCCTCAAAACAACCAGCAGAAGCTGGGTCAAGAGATGATACAAGATTCTGGCAGCCAACAGTAGATAAGTCTGGTAATGGCATGGCAGTTATTCGTTTCTTACCTGCACCGCCACTTGATGGTGATGATTCATTACCTTGGGTAAGAGTATTCTCTCATGGTTTTCAAGGACCAGGTGGGTGGTATATTGAAAATTCTCTTACAACTATCAACGAGAAAGACCCAGTAAGTGAGTATAACTCAACTCTCTGGAATTCTGGTGTTGAAGCAAATAAAGAGATTGCTAGAAAACAGAAGCGTAAGCTCTCTCACATTTCTAACATCTTGGTTGTTTCAGATCCAGGTAACCCTGAGAATGAGGGTAAAGTTTTTCTCTATAAGTATGGTAAGAAAATCTTTGATAAACTTACAGAGGCAATGAACCCTGAGTTTCAAGATGAGAAAGAGATTAATCCA